ACTAGCACGATATTCCATTTTAAATCTCCTTCTCAATCGATTGAAGTGCGGGGTCCACCCTTGATATATCCGGCAGCAAGATAGCTCTCCACCTTGTCGGCGTCTACCCGAACCCGCTCATGTTTCTCCTTCGAAATCATCCACGTCTTGCCGGTGTTGCCATACAGGGGTTGATCCTGCTTGGTGTCGGAGAAGGTGAGGTTCGGAGATTGCGGCATCCGTGTCGTGACCTTTTTTTCGAGCCACGTAGGAATGGGTGTGGGAACGTCCACCACCGTCTCCACCACAGGGGCAGCGTAAGGATGGCGGGTGAGAATGTCATCGGGGATTTTCTCCACAGGCGCAGGAGACTTCTTATTCAGAAACTCCTGAAGCTTGGCGTCGGCCTCTTCCTTGGTGAGGCCCATGAAATGGTACTCGGTCGTTAAGGCGTTGGCCTTGTAGGAAACACAGACCAGATTGGTGTATCGAATTTTTGGATCAGGCATTTTAAAACTCCTTGTGTCTGACACTTCTAAACGAAAAAGAAGGCCACGTCAAGCGATAAATATAAAAAAGAGGAATGATTTTTTGGTATCAAATACAACATCTAACACAAATGTTCGTCTACCCAGCCTAATGTTGCCGGGAGATTATCCCTACGTCAGATTCGAACAGTTTCGAGATGGATCATGGAACCGTGTCGATGAGACGCCTAATAATGAGTCACAGGCGATGGGGCATAAGCTAGGAACCTTCGAAGAGGTTGACAACAGCGCGGGTCACAAACACCTTAAGATGGGTCAGAGTTTCAACTATTCCAAGCTGGGACATACTTCCACCGTCGATCTTAATCACCATAATAAAGTTGGAGGCTCCACGGTCTCTCAGGTCACTTCCGACCACCATAACGAGCATGGTGGGGATAAGTGGCAAGCGGCTGGTGGAGACACCACACAGGTAACCAAGGGTACCCATTACACGCATGGCACGGGTGCTCATATTCATTCGACATCCGGCAGCGTCACGTCAGATGTTAATGATGGTGATCAACATCATAATGTCATGGGCGACAAGGTTACCTTCATCGGTGGCGTCAAGTATGAAAATGTCAACTCCGAATTTGGTCAGTACACAGGTGGAAACTATGACGTTCTAGGTCAGAAGAAGCTTCAGCTTACCTCCGTTGACACCATGACGTTGAATAGTAATAATTATATTCAACATAACGCCACCGCCAACCATAATATCACGACGCCCAACGCCTACGCCAACGTTACCTTCTACTTTATGAATAATATTTCTGGCAACACCCTGCTGGTGGTCGGCAACAGCGTGACAAACACCCAGATTAATTCCACGATGATCATCACGCCAGCAATTATGATCGGTGATCCTGTTCAATTTGTCAATACCTCCGTTCTAAATATCGGCCAGCTTGGTGTGATGGCCAATGGTTCCTTGGGAACACCGGGGCAGTCTCTCGCCTCTAATGGTAATGGTGCCTTTTGGACAACCACAACCATCTCGGCTGCTGGGACCAACACCAATATTCAATTTAATCAGGGAAATACATTTAACGCAACGAATGCATTTTCATTCGATTATTCTACAAATACCGTAAATATAAGTAATAATTTATCAGTTAATAATATAATTTCGGTATCAAATTCTATAACTATTGGTAATTCTACTGTTAATGTCGTCATAAATTCAACATCATCTTTTGGAACAGGAGATGTCACAAATACATATCTTCAGGCTCTTCTGACATCAGACCTAGCTGATCTTGATGGCGGTACGTGGTAAAATAAATAATTAAAAGGAAGTTAGATGAATATCGCCAACAATCAGACCATCACCAGCAAGTTAGGAGTTCTCTACTCCGACTTCACCGATAATTTCCTCAAGGCTCCCTTCTCGAATGATCTGGCCAAGGTCACCAATGAAAATTCCGTCAAGCAGTCCATCAAAAATATTGCCAGAACCATTCTGGGGGAAAGACTTTATGATGAGACCATCGGTCAGTCTGGTAACTATGGATTATTTGGATTATCCGACACGCTGACAGAATCCGTCGTCAAGCAGACGCTCATGGATGCTATCGGCCATAACGAGCCTCGCGCCGCCGTGCTTGGCATCACTGTCGATTCACAAACCATCCCCAATGCCCTCAGTGTGGTGATTTACTTCTCTATACAGAATGCTCCAAATCTTTCCGTCACGGTTATTTTAACAAGGGTGCGATAATGAAATATTTAAGAGAAATTGTTGATGATAAAAGCAGAGCCTCAACTGTAGATCATAAAATATCTAGTCATTATGACTATGAATATCCTCATTTTGGAGCGATTAGAGACTATCAGAAGTCTCGTGTGGCCCGAGCCATGAATGGTTATCATTGGGCGAAGCATCATGGGGAAGAATATGAACATGATGACTATACTAATCATGAGTTACACGACAAATCACAGGCTCTTGATGCCGCCATAGCAAGTCACAAGTCACCCACAAGCCTAAAAGTCTATAGTGGAACCAAGATCGACCCAAGGGAGCACATGAATTCTGGGGGTATTGTTCATCATCCTGCCTATCTTTCTACCTCATTGAGGGAAAGAGTTGCACATGAATTCGCCGGGAATCATGTATCAAAATCAAATCTTGTGAAACATATCATGAAAATTCATGTTCCCAAGGGTCATCCTACCGCCTATGCCGCGAATTTAGGATTATCGACCGAGAGAGAGATGATCCTGCCTCGTGGAACAAACTTAAAACACATCAAGACAGAATCCAAAGAAACAGATTTTGGAACCATGGTCCACACCCACCACATGAAGGTTGTATGAAGCAATAAATATCTATAAAAAGAAAGAAGATATGGCCAACACAAATATCACCCTCACGAGCCTTGATCCTGATACCCTGAAGGCCAATCAAATAAATTGGCTCCAGAATCAGTCTATTTTCCGTGACTATGATTTCAGCGGATCGAACATGAACGTGCTGCTCGATGTGCTGGCGCGTAACACATTCATCAACTCTTTCTATATGAATATGTCGTTCTCGGAACGTTTCAATGATTCGGCCCAACTTCGTGACAGTCTGGTCTCCAAGGCCAAGGAACTGAATTATATTCCTTACTCGATGTCTTCCGCCTCGACATCCCTGAACATCACCATTCAGGCAAATAACATCAACACATTTGAAATTCCTCGTGGCAGTATTTTCAGTGGACAGAATTCCAACGGATCATTCTCGTTTGTCACCGACCAGAACTATGTGATTACCTCATCCAACAATAATTTCTACTTCGCCAATGTGGTGATATACGAAGGCTATAACAAGGCCGACATATTTTCTGTGGACAACAGCGTCAACAACCAACTATTCACTCTTTCAAGCCCCAACATCGACACCAATTCGCTCTCCGTCTATGTCGCGGAAAATGCCGGATCGACCAACACAATCTTCACCGAGGCCAAGAATCTTTATGGTCTGAATAGTAATTCACATATTTACTTCCTTCAGGCGGCTTCATCTAACAACTATCAGATTCAATTTGGTGATGGCGTGATGGGATATGTTCCTCAGTCTGGTTCCACCCTCGTCGCCACCTATCGCGTCACCAATGGCGCGGATGCTAACTACGTCAACATGTTCTCACTTTCATCTAGTCTCTCTGCCTATAATGGCGGCTCGACTTACTACGTTTCCATCACGCCTTTAAGTTCTTCCTCGGGTGGATCATCGGCGGAATCAATCGACTCGATTCGTTTTAATAATCCTCGTCATTATCAGACGCAGGAAAACGCCGTTACCACGAATAACTTCAAGACTCTGGTTTTGGAAAATTTCCCGTCTATTACCGACTGTAGCGTCTACTCAGGCGGGATCACGACGACAGGGGTGCAGTTCGGTATCATCTTCATTGCGCTGGTGACAAACAACGGCAACCCCGCCACCGCCGCTCTCAAAAATCAAATCCAGACTTTCATTCAAAACTATGACATCATAAATTATCAGGTGATGTTCGTTGATCCTTCTATTCTCTACCTTCAGGTGACTTCTAACGTGCATGTGGACTTCACACAGTCAACCATCTCGGCCTCCGACTACAAGACCGTGGTCTCGAATAACATCATCAACTTCTCCAGCAACAATCTTCAGAAGTTCACCACGCCATTCAGATATTCAAAGCTGGTCCAGAGTATCAATGATATCGATGAATCCATCCTGAGTAATGAGACTTCTATCATGATGCGAAAGGATGTAAGCGTCATCCTCAACACCAACGCCTCGGCTACTGTCGTCTTCAATAATCCCATCACCGCCATGGCGTCGTCGCCTTTCATGATGGGATCAAATACTTATGTGCTGACGGATAAGATTGTTCCCAACACGCCTTCCTCATTGGTTTATATCATCCAATATTTCTCCAATAACGCGGTTATAAATCCGACCCAGATTGGCACGGTCAACTATGCGAATGGCTACATAAATATGACCAACATGAATATTTCTGGATATCCCAATGGGTACACAAGTCTCTCGATCTACGCCACGCCACAGAATCAGGATATTTACCCTGTGGGAAATGATATTATCGAAGTGGACTCCATCGGTGGGCTCTTCATCAACATCGCGAATAACTGATGACCGAATTAATCACAAACCAATATATTCCGGGTCAGTTCCCTGCCTTCTATCGTGGTCCTGACGGCAACACCTTCGTCTCCTTCACCAAGGCCTATTATCAGTGGATGGAGTCGGCCAACAACGTTCTTTATCATTCTAGAAAGTTGGGCGAATATAGTGACATCGACACCACGCCCGATGATTTTGTACAATATTTCAAGGACGAATATCTCGGCTCCCTGCCCAACAATCTCATGGTTGATACGAGACTTCTAATTAAACATATTCAAGACCTATGGAGAGCCACAGGAACCAAGCGTGGTTATGAGTTGCTGTTCAGAATTCTCTTCAACGAAGATATCGAGTTCTATTATCCCGGCCAGAATCTTTTCAGAACATCCAACAACACATGGGTCCAGAAATCCTATATCGAGGTCACCAACAATCAATTCCTGCCAGAGATGGTTGGTTGCACCATCTATTCCTCATCCAGCCTCGCCACGGCGCTGGTGGAAGATTATAACCTCATCACGCTGAACAACAAGGTTATCAATGTTCTGACGCTCTCCAACGTGGTGGGCAACTTCAGATATGGTGAATATGTTCTCTCGGTTGATCTTCCTCAACTCACAACTTTCAACACGGCGACAATCATCGGCTCTCTCTCGGCTATCTCGATTGATGATGGTGGTGGTCAGTTTAATGTCGGTGATGTGGTCAATATCACTGGTAGCGGTGCCTCGGCCCTAGGAAGAGTCGCCTCGATCCATTCAGAAAATGGCAAGGTGGTGTTCACGCTGGCGGATGGTGGCGACGGATTCTCCGTTAATGCCCAGATCACGGTGGTTGGTGGAGGCGGATCAGGCGCGACATTCTCCATCGGAAATATCATCGATCAAAAAGTTTATTCCATCGATACGGATATCATCAGTGGATATTATAACACACAGTTGGATAACTCGGCCGAAGGCTTCACCCTGAATATTTCCAATGCCTCGGCCTCCTTCACCGTGGGAGAGGTCGTCAACTCAAACGCCAACGGCATCTATCTTGATTTCGCCTATACGGTGGGAAATGCTCTCACCAATCTGGAAACCCTCTCCAACACGTCTCTCGGCATCAGTGGGCTTCAGGTCATCGCGATTGACAACCCTTCCTATGTGGCGCTTACAGGACCACAGACGCAGCTTCTAAACGCCAACCTGATTAGCGGCGTCTCTCTGGTCGGCTCTTCATCGGGTAATGTCATCAGGGTGAATTCGGTGGGCAATCTAATTAATTATAACGCCAATGGCACGGTGACCTTCGCCAACACATCCACCTTGAATATTGATGTCGCCAACGGTTATTTCCTCCCCACATCAAATGTCCATGGTCAGACTTCCCTCGCCCATGCCTATATCAATTCCACCGTTAGAGACACCAATTGGATTTTCCCTGGTATTTTATTAAATTCTAACTTTGACACACCAATCAATCTGGCCCTCACCTATCAGACAATTGTCGCCGGTAAGATTTCTACCCTGACCCGCGAGAGTCCCGGCGACTTCTATACGTCAAGCCCAGCCGTGACCATCGTGGAGCCATTGATCTTCCAGATGCAGATTCCCGATGGTCATGGTGGTTATCTTGGTGGTGACGCCAATGTGGTTGCGACGGCGAATAATCTGGCAGGAATCATGACATCTCTTCAGGTGGTGGATTCTGGTTATGGATTTCAGCCGGGTGAGCCGGTGTCGATCTATGGCAACGGTCAAATCTACGCACAGGGAACGGCCATTGTCGATGGAACAGGCAAGTCACAAGGATATTACCTCAATAATCAGTCCTTCACTTCCGACACCACATACCTTCAGGATTCATTCTACTATCAGACCTTCGCCTACGAGGTTCAGGCTCCACGCATGTTGGATACTTATCAAAAGTTTGTTAATGATATCATGCATCCTGTTCAGATGAAATTATTCGGTCGATACAAGGTAAATGATTATCAACAGACCAACACAGGATTGGTGCAGCCATGAAAAAGCTTAGAGATATCGTAATCAATGAGATTGGTGACTCATCCTATAAATTCACCAACAAGTCATACAAGCCTGATCAGTCAGACGCCTACTTCAATTCTAAGAATGGTGGTGCATATAACGCCTTCATCAGAAATATGAGCCACCCAAAAAATCATGTGGCTGATGTATACTTCACGAACGATTCGATGGATTCGATGGATATGACTGGCACCGAGGGAAGACACGCCCATAAGGTATTCAGCACGGTCAAGAACGTCATCAGGCAACATCTCAAGGCGAATCCACAGATTACCCACCTAAATTTCACATCCAAGAATGATGATGGTGGTAGGACCAAGCTTTATCATGCGATGGCCAAACACATCGATCCTGACTATCAACATAGTGTTAGTAATGGTGAGACACAATTCAATATAAAGGCGGATAAACTACGATGAAAAAACTCAAGGATATTTTAAACGAAGGTCCATGGGATGTGTTGCCACATAAGGATGGGAAGATTTATATTCTACATCATGAACTGGCGAAGCATTACTCCGACATCGACGCCAAGAGCATGGATTTGCCACACAAAAAAGCCTTGGATGCCTACACCAATAACTCTCGGACCATTAATGATTACCACTGGAAGAAGGCCAAGGGTAGCAGGGTTCCTAATGAAAACATTGATGAGAAGTCACGGGACTTGGATTCGATCATTCATTCTCATAAGACGCCAAAGAAAATGGTGGTCTACTCAGGGACCAAGCATGATCCTCGGGAGATAAAGGATGAAAATAATATTGTGCATCACCCGGCTTATCTTTCTGCCTCATTGGATAAAGGTGTCTCCAAGCAATTTGGTGACAGATTAGCAACAAGAAAAGGTGAGATGCTTCATAGGCATGTGCTGAAGATTCATGTTCCAGAAGGTCATCCCGGTGCCTATATCGCCCACTCTGGTCTGGCACTAAAGTCTGAGATGGAATTCATGTTGCCTCGTGGCACCAATATGAAACATATCAGAACAGAGACCAAGGTCGATCCAGAAGAAACCATGTGGAGAACCACCACACATACCCACCACATGGAGGTCGTATAATTCCTCTAATAAATAATCAAAAAGAGGATTGATTTTGCCAGTATTAACAGAGAAATTTTTTGTAAATAACATTGAAAACTTCATCAATGACGTGAATAGTCCCAACTCGGCCTATTACTTCTTCGTCGGTGGCACGATCCCATGGCCCAACGACAGCATCCCTCCTTCCGCCCAGAATGATTATCAAAACTTTGAACAGGATATTTTTCATTCTATCGTGTTAGGCAAGCAGATCACCAACAACAATATTTCCTTCCTCGTGCCACAGTACACATGGCTGGCCAACACCGTATACACACAGTATGATCCCAATGATGCGAATCTTTTCAACAAGCAGTTTTATGTTCTGAATAATAATAATTCTCTTTACAAGTGTATCGACAACAATAATGGAGCACCATCAACTGTTCAGCCACTTATTACTCCTACTTCAGGCACATTTCAAACTTCTGATGGTTACAATTGGAAGTTCATGTTCACTATTCCAACTAACGCTAATACTACATTCACATCTAATAATTTTGTTCCTGTTGTTCCCAACACATTTGTTTCCAATAATGCTGTTCCCGGCACCATAGATATCACGCGCATCGTCAGTGGAGGATCGGGGTATCAGGCGTATGATCAGAATTATATCACATCTGTTGTTGATCAAAATACCATCAAGATTGGCACAACAGGCGTCGGAATTGATGGATATTATGTGGGATCATCTATTTATTTGAATGGGGGGTTGGGGGCGAATCAGCTTCGTCTCATCACATCCTACCATGGTGGAACCCAGACTGTCGGCGTCACCCCGTCCCTTAATACTTTCATTAATTTATATCTTGCACCCGATCTCCTAGGAAACTTTATCATTGGCGAGTCGGTGATTCAGAATGTCACCTATGTTTCCTACATATTCCCACAGGGATATTTCAATGCTGGCGATACGCTGCTTCAATCCGACACTGGCGCGTCAGGCGTCATCGAGACTTCCAACTCAACGACCATCGCCCTAAATCAAACTTCAAACACAAACTTCAGCGCCAACTATCCATTAGTTGATACCGTCTCATCAGGATCATTAAAGGCCGGTGTGGTCTCGATCACCGCAACCTCCAACGTCGTGACAGGGGGAGCCGGGGCCAACCTTCTCACCTATTCCGTCAACAACTTCATTCAGGTGGGCAGCAACACCTATAACAATGTGCGAAGAATTACCTCGATCACAAATTCGTCATATGCGACGGTATCGATTCCTTTCAATAATACGTTGGTGGCCAACGTTCATTATAACATGTCCTTCGCCGCCGAACCCGTCTCTTCGACATTATCGACAGCCAACGGCGTGATCATCCAGACCAATCTTAATTCGATCATCATCAACTATGGCAACGTCTCGTCCAACAGCCTCTCATTCATCCTCGGTGAGACGTTGAAGGAATATAACGCCAATGGGGTCGATCAGAGTACAAACGCCATCGTCTCCTTCGTCAACTCCACCGCCATGGTTCTTTCATCCATCAACGGTGTGGTCAACAACAATCTATTTCTTGTGGGCCAGTCTTCCACCCTGAAGGCACAGGTGCAGAGCATTTCTTCATATCCTAATATCACATTGGGAAGTTCTTTGGGTCAGTTTATCTCTGGCAACAAGGTCCAGTCATATTACGCCAACGGTCAGGTCTCGGGTAATGCGACATTGCTGTCCTCATTCTTTTCGCCATCGGGTCTGACTCAGTATATCATTTCTCCCACGGTAAATTTCGTCGGTGATGGAAATGGGGCTCAGGCCTATTCGGTCGTCAACACCGCATTCGGGGCTAATTATCCCATCTCTGATATTGTCATGATCAACACAGGACAGCAATACACCAACGCCAGCGCCTATATCTCTTCCAATGGTCTCTATGGTAGCGGGGCCAACATCTATCCCGTCCTCTCACCTGCGGAAGGCCATGGGGCCAATGCCTATTCAGAACTAGGGGCGAGATATGCCGGTATCGCCGTGACCATCGATACGGCGGCAAACGAAAATTATTATTATCCTTCGATGGGTCAGTATCGCAAGGTGGGAATCATCAAGAATCCTCTGTTCTTTGACCTTTATGTCAACACGGATAATGTACATCGCTCATCAGCAAATATCACGGTGTCGGTGTCGAATAATTTCGTCAATGGGGAAATCATCTATCAACCATCAACCAATTCTGCCGGTCTGGTGAAAACTGCCAACTCGACCTTCCTCGAATTGGATAATATCAATGGAAACTTTGTCTCCAACACATCAAACTCATCGGCCAACAGCACGGTGCTGGGCCTGAAGTCAGGAGCCTCAAGCAGGCTGCTCACCTTCACACCAGAGCTATTCAACTATATCGCCAACAATCAGGTGGTGATGGGAACCAACAATTCCGCCAATGGCCTTCTTTCGGAGGTCGTCACCAACAATCAAATCAGACTGACGGCGGTAGGCGGGAAGTTCTCATCCAACCAGCAAATCTTTGATTCGACAACCAACGCATACGCCAATGTGATTTCTATGGCGATTGCGAATGGCACCATCGACGCCACCACATCCTTTGGTCAGAGATTCAATCAGACATCGCGTCTCACTCTTTCATCCAACAATCTGGTCCTGTTTCAGGTGGGAGAATTCATTAATCAGGCCGTCACCAACGCCAACGCCTTGATCCTTGACACCACGCATGATGTTGATCTTTCTTATACACCAATTACAGGCGTGATGAGCACAGGTATCGTGGTGACTGATGCGAATTCAGCCGCGACGGCCATCATCAAATATGCCAACACCACCTATCTCAAGCTGACAGCTGTCAACGGAACCTTCGGTAATGGTCATACCATCTCGACCATCACCGCCAACGGCACCGTGGGCAACGTCTATACTGTTCTCATCGTCGGTGATCTTCTCAATCAATTCCCCTTCCAAGTCGCGCCTAACACCATCACAGGAAATACTTCCGGGGCTCAAGGTCTGGTGCAAATCGCCAACACGATTTCCTATCCTGATCTGATCAGAAATACAGGTGATGTCATCTATCTAAGTTATACCTCGCCCTTCACCATGACGGCGAATTCTAAGTCTTCATTTAACCTCACGGTGCAGATGTGAAAAAACTTCGCCATATCACAGAGAACGAGGATCATCTAAGAAATGCATGGTGGCATGGGTCGGCTTCTGGTGACCTGAGAGGCGGAACATCAGGCCTCCACCTAGGAACCCATGAGGCGGCTAAGGTTGCCCTCAATGCCCGTATAGGCATACCAGCAGAAGGCACATGGGATGGGACGAGAGAATACGGCAAGACCAAACTAGCCGGGAACAGAACACTAGAGAAAATTGGACCATACACAAAGTCTGGTCATAATTGTCATAAGATGGATAATGATTACTTTCCCCATGAGCATCCCGATCATCCTATTAAATATGACAATGGGGAAGAGATGCCGATGAATGTCAGACCATCGATTAAACCTTACGCCATCACAGGGCCAATGACCAATACCAAGTATTCTCCCCACTCTGATAGTAAGGCCAATGGTCTGATGAAAGGATCACTGAAGAAGGGTAACGCCAAGAAGGGTTATTTTTATAAGAATGATGGCGAGGATGTTGGTTCTATTTCAGCCGTGGTGCCTAATGGAAGTCACGTCAAGGAGTTGAAATGAAAAAGCTTAGTCTCATCCTAGAAACAAATTGGAAGTCTCAGGCCAAACCAAAACATCTCAATAATACTCTCACTCAACATTACAGCAAGTATAATGATGAAGATAAAGACATAATTCATCATTATACAACAAGTTCAGAAGACATGAATAATTATGCATGGGAAAGACATCAGGATAAGAAATATCCTATCAAAATAAATCATGAATCTAATCAGGAAGACATGGATGCGGCACTGAATAGACACAAGACGCCTCACAAGCTTTCTGTCTATTCCGGTATTAAATATGATCCAAGGAATAAAATGGATTCCAAGGGTGTGGTGGAGCATCCTGCCTATCTTTCTAGTAGTCTTCATAAACACACGGCCAAGTTCTTCTCTGGAACAGATATCACAGATAAAAATGTTGTCGGTCATGTACTGAAGATTAATGTTCCCAAGGGTCATCCCGGTGGTTATGTGGAACATCATACTAATAACCCCGGCGAAGAGGAATTCATCCTTCCACGAGGAACAAAGCTGAAGTATCGAGGTACACAGACACATCAGGTTCCTTATGGGGGTGTTATTAATCAAGCCACGACGGTTCACGAACATTCAATGGATATTGTCAAATGAAAAAATTAAAAGAAATACTCAACGAGAAATGGGAGACTTCGCCACCCAATACTATGAATCTTTACAGAAAGGCGAAGAAGGCAAATGACGAATTAAGAGATCATTTTAAATATGATGACTATAATCATACAAAGGCGTTGCAAAATTATTCGAATTCTTCAAAAGAACTGAATAATTATCATTGGAATAAAAGCCAGAATTCATCGAATGTTTATGTTAATAGAGATAATGAAGATGATACGAAGAAGATGGATGAGGCGATAAATCATATCAAGGCTCATCGTGATATTCAGGTATATTCAGGAACACGCCATGATCCTCGAAAAATAAAGGATAAAGATGGAATTGTCGAACATCCTGCCTACTTATCAACAAGTATAAACAGATCAGTCGCGGAAAACTTCGCCAAAAGAAATGATAGACAAAATATGGAAAAATCCACGGTAGGACTTCATGTGAGGCATCGTCATCTTCTGAAGTTTACAATCCCTAAAGGGCATCCTGTCGCACATCTTGATTATGGTGAGGATGAGATGGTGCTGCCTCGCGGGACGAAACTTAAACATCTCAGGACGACGACCAAAGTACATACTGTTCCTCCCGCAGATTTTGATGGGGCCGAGACTCTTGAATATCATAATCATACCCACCACATGAAGATAGTCTGATTTCTTTACAATAAATAAAACATATTGTAAAGAAGAAGGAAAATATCTTGGGAACCGGAAATTTAGATACAAATTTAAATCAGTCACCTTATTTTGATGATTTCAATGCAAATGCTCAGTATTACCGTGTCCTCAACAAGCCGGGATTCGCCGTTCAGGCGCGTGAATTCAACACTGTTCAATCCGTCCTTCAAAATCAGATCGGCACCTTTGGTCAGAACATCTTCGTCAACGGCACGATTGTCGATGGCTGCAACATCACCTATAAGTCAAATCTCGCCTATGTAAAGATGAATGACACCTATGCGAATGGGGCGGCGCTGACCATCGCTGACTTGAATGGTCTGACAGCCGTAAGTAATTCGGGTCTCAAGGCCTATGTCAGAACATCTCTTCAGGGTTATCTTTCACAGTCGCCTAACCTAAA